GAACACCGACTATGAAGGCGAGATCAAAGACGTTGGCGACAAAGTCATAATCCGCCAGGTCCCTGATATCACGATCCGCGACTACAGCAAGGGCCAGTCCTTGCAGATCGAGCGTCCGGAAGCTGCTAACAAAGAGCTTCTGATTGATAAAGCCAAGTACTTTAACTTTATCTGTGACGACATCGATAAGCATCAGACTGACATCGAGCTGATGGACTCTTGGTCCAGAGATGCTTCTCAGCAGATGAAAATCGCTGTTGATACTGGCTTCTTGGCCGACGTTTACACCGATGCTCACGCCGACAACCAGGACACGACCGCTGGAACGATCTCTGGTGCTTTCGACATGGGTGCGTCCGGTGATCCCCATCAGCTGACCAAAGCCAACGTGCTGGATACGATCGTTGACACTGGTACGGTTCTTGACGAGCAGAATATTCCGGCCGAAGGCCGCTGGATGATCCTGCCGGCATGGGCTTGTGGAATGATCTTAAAGTCTGACCTGAAAGACGCTTCTCTGTCCGGCGACGGAACGAGTATGCTTCGCAATGGTCGCATTGGTGTTATCGATCGTTTTGAGATCTTTAACTCCAACTTAATCGCAACTGGTACGGACACCTACACGGTGTACAATGCCATGGCTGGTCATAAGTCTGCCCTGTCTTTCGCAGCCCAAATGACCAACATGGAGAGCTTGCGAGCTGAATCAACTTTCGGTACTTTGGTACGTGGCCTGAACGTATATGGCTACAAGGTCCTGAAACCGGAAGCGCTGGTACATCTGTACATCTACAAGAGTTAATAGTAGATGCAACTAAGGCCCCCCGAGTGTCTCGGGGCCGGGCTGACAAGCTATTGCTATGACGTCAAGCCCCGAGCACTCAAACTCAAACAAGGATCAACCTCTGACTAAAAGGAGAATAAATCATGGCAGTAGAATATCAGTATAAAGGAATGGGTAACTCTTTACCCTATGATGCGTTTGGACATGCGGTGCTTCGGCGTCGGGTTAATGTTCCTGCGCTTATCGCCACAGACTTCGGCAAATTGGCTTTAGCCTCTGCCCCGACTGTTGGCCTGACCTCTTTCGCCGGCTTCGCTGGTGGATCGAGTGATATCTTGAATCTTTTCCACATTCCCGCAGGAACGATGGTTATGTCCGCTGGACTGAGGGTTGTTACATCCGGTACGTCCAGTACGACTGGCGAGATTGGCGACGGCTCAAACACAGCCGGTTTTATGGCAACGTCGACTCCGCTGGACGCCGCAGCCGATACTACTGTGAGTACGTTGAATGACGACACTTACGGTGGGGACTACATGCAGGGAATCGTTTACACCGCAGCCGATACAATCGACTTGTTGTTTGCTGGTGCGACTGACATCCTGGGTGTGTATGACGTATTCGCAGTATGCCACAAAGTGTACTAAGAATCATTAGTGCTTAAATCAAAGCACCGATGTCCAATTGGGCATCGGTGCTATTTTAAACAACGCATAGGGGGTAACATGGCTTTAGATAAAAGAAACAAATTTGTTGTAAAGACTCAACCAGACGGAAAACAGATTCTTTTTATATGGACACCGACGATAGCACAGAAGGAAGGTCACAGGACTATCTCTTATACGGAAGCAGTCGCTGTGCAGGATGCCATAGCAGATGCGGAAGCGGCTCGAATCAATCATACCATACTTTCGCCGCCTGAGATCGAAGAGGACAACCCGGTTATCGAGGACGTTGTAGAGTCCGATGACCCCGACGTGCTCAAGGCAAAAGAGAATCTTAAGCTTGCCAAATCTAATGATGATCTGCTCAAGACAGAGTTGACCAAGGTTGGAAAGTACACCAGTAAGGATCAGCTCGAAGAGTACTTCCTTTTGAAGTATCGAGTTGAGCTCATGCCTGGCAAGTTGGCTGAAATGAAAAATGAGGCCTCCGTTATCCTGGCGAGCTTTGCGAATGAAAACAAACTTTATGAGGTAAAGAAATAACATGGCTTCAAAAAACTTCTCAGACTGGCGGACAGAGGTTGCCAAGTATGTGAAGTTTCAGAGTACCTATAATGATACAGTAGACTCCGAGGTTAAAGAAACTATCAGGGATTTCTGCCGTGATACCGGAGTCTGGAAGCAAACTCTTACAAGATTTTCAACGGTTGCAGATACATCTACTTACACCCTGACCGTCCCTTCAACAGACGGTGCAGCTGAAGTGTGCTACATCGATAGTGTTAAATATAAGATTACCGATGCAGACGACGACCAGTTTAAGAGTCTGACTCCATTTACGGCCGAAGAGGCCGACCTACACATTAATGGTAGCTGGAGCTTTCATGAGGCACCGGACCCCTATAAGTTCTATTCAAACGTTGATAAAGCATTGATCCTATATCCAATACCGACAACTGCCGCCACAGACGGTGTGCTTGTACGTGTTGTGACACGTCCTACAGATGCTGCTACAAAATGCACCGATAGTATCTTTATCGAATACAAGAGAGCTATCGCAAAGGGTGCCGCAGCCGCACTGATGAATATGCCCAATAAGCCATGGTCTAATGCAGAGATGGGCCAATTCTATCATGAGCAATATCTGTCAAGGCGCGATGAGGCCTATCAATTGGTCAAGTCCGGATATTCTAAGTCAAAACAGCAGGTTGTTATACCCTGGTGCGGTGGTTCACGCTCAACCAGGCGCTCAGCCTTCTAAACTTAAATAGGATCATAAATGGATACTTTCAGAAAGAAACTCAGCAAACGAGACATCGGTGAGCCACAGTTTAGGGGTGGAGTTGTAACTGTTCGGCCAAACGCTCTAATTCCCTTGGGTGCATTCAGCACGCTCCAAAATGTCAGGGGCTTTCATCCTGGTCTTAGGAAGCGTGATGGACAGACAAAGCTCCATACCACTTCACAACTTACCACCAGGATAGTAGAGGTCCCTCCGTTCAATGCAGGGGTCACAACGTTTGCAGACGGATACAGCGCTAAGACAGCTGCCACATGGGCTGGTGCCCGGGATGCCGCTGCCGGTGACAATGCCACCATCAGCACAGATCATGCAAATGCGTGCATAGCGCTCGAAACCGGTGGGAATTTTACCGTTGGTCGCAGTTTTCTATTCTTTGATCTCTCCAGGCTCGCAGGGACGTGCTCAGCTGCTTCATTATATATCAAGCTTGATGCAGGCACAAACCTTGCATCCATCATCGCAAAGAAATTCACAGGAACAGCTCCAGATCTAAATTCGTCAACAGACCCCATTGCCGTAGGTGACTTTGATGCCTTCTCGGGTGACTATTCAGCAGCAGTAGACCTTTCAGGGAGTTCGGCTGAGGATTGGATTGAGATACCGCTTGATGCCGGAACTCCAGATACAGCTGTCACAGATATCAACGCAGCAGCAGGACAGACAGACACCACCGCAATCTTTGCCGTAGTCTTGACAGAGTATGCTCATGACGATCAAGACAGTGAACCAGCCGCAGCTGCTACCCATGATTGTAATTTGTACCTTGGTACTGACGACAAACAACCATATCTATCCTTAACAATGAGCACCCCTGAAGAAATTACAAAGCTTTATCAGTGGAGCAAGGGAAGTCTTTCAGAAAAGCACCTTTTTGCCCAATTAGAGAGTGGTTACCTTCTTGAGTCAACGGATGATCCGCCGACAGTAACTACCGGTGATTTTGGCACAGCTGTTACTTCGCCTCGGTCAGTTGATTCATCCAGAAACCCATTGCCGGTCCTAACTGTTGGCTATGACGGTCTTGTCCCTGCTTCATTTGGTGCTGTGCATGATGCTTTAATTTATTCAGATGGTATCTCACAGCACAGAGCATATACGGGCCAAACGGCTCCTATCGATACATTTAAGAAAGTTGATCAGACCGGAGCACTCGACGATAATCCTGGCGACGGGGTTGATTATTCTCTACAGGTAAGTGACTCTGACCCTGAAACATATGCAGACATGAGCGGCTTCGGTGATCTTACAAATGATTATCGGGCTTTCTTTATTAAGACTCGGTTTAAGGCCGAGCAGTTTAACTTCACTGTCCGGACGCCTAATGGAACGGCAGCAACTTTAAAGATGAAGTCTTGGGACAAGGTCGCAGGATGGCAGGACAGGACCATAACAGATGGTACAAGTGTCTCCAGTAAGACCATGGCTCAGAGCGGGTCAGTGACGTGGACCCCTGATGCCGAAGAGATTGAGTTTTATGCATTCGGTGAGAACGGTTATTGGTACATGTTTTACCTGGATGCTGCCGCTGGAGACCTTGATGCAGATACAACTATATCTGAGGTTACCTATCAAGGTGAATGGCAGACCATTGACAATGTGTGGAATGGTGTATTAATTGAAGCGATTGAGGCATACCATTGGGATAACAGCGCCGACCTGTTTTATTCTTACTCTGGTAGCGGTGTTGATATCAGCGAATTTTCTCATACCGTTGATGAGCTCTATTTTAGCTCTGTTAATAACCTTGTTGGATGCCATCTTTCATTTGGAGCAACTCCGAATACCACCACCACAACGACAGTGAATAAGGTTGAAGGATGGGATGGAGACAGTTGGGTCGACCTTGGTGAGACGGATTTTACCAGTGGATTCAATGATTCAGGTTATATTACCTGGAAGAGGAATGCAGACTTACAGCCCAGGGAATTCAATGGATCCGATTACAGTGCATATTGGTTTAGAATTACAGCAGCAACAGCTCATGTGGCCGCTGACTGTATCGTTACTATAAGGTGTATGCCATGGTTTGACATCAATGCTCTCGGTTCATTTGGTAGATGTAGCACCGTGTGGAAAGAGCGAGGTATTTATAGCTTCGATAAGTTTCCAAGTTGGTTATATGTATCAGAAAACGCAAACTTAAATGTGCTCAATGGGTCAGACTATGCTGTATTACAGGCCGGCGACGGGCGGCAGAATACGATCACGGCTATGGCTAAATTTCATAATGAGTTAATGGTATGGCAAGAGGAGAAGGGCCGCGATGGTGGATGCCTGACCCTGTTTGAAGGATATTCGCCTACTACATTTGGGAAACTGCTACTGTCTGCCAAGGTTGGATCATTCAGCCAAAAGAGCGTTGTGGTCATAGATGGTGCAAATTCATATACCAGGGCCGATGATAATCAGCAGACCCTCGCATTTTTTATTAGTCATTACGGGATCTTCGTAACTGACGGTTCGGTTGTTACGAGAATCTCCGATGACATTCAGAACTATTTCGATTTAAGATTTTCAGAGTGTATCACTCGAGGCAAGGAAAAGAAGATGTATGTCGAGCATGACACAGCAGCCAATGTCCTTAGATTCGGGCTTGTCTCAGGTTCCGGCGCCACTCAGTGCAATATATTTCCTGTATTCGATTTAACTGACTGGACGTGGAGCTTCGATGTTATCTCTCAGGCCCATTCTCATATGCATGAGGTTGAGGCCACCACCGGGCAGTATCCGGTACTTCAGATAGCGGCCTCTGTCAATGGTTATGTTTACAAGATAAACGATACCACCGTCAACACAGACGATGGTGACGTGATTGATATGGATGTTCGTCCTGAGTTTAATATTGGATCTCAACATATAAAGATGGCAGAGTGTGTTATTAGGATGCTACCTGTGACAAGCGGCAACTTGACATTCAAGGTGTATGAGGACAATGTTGAGTTGTCTGATGCAGCAGAAACTATCTCTATGGATGATCCGGACGATGGTCAGAACCTGGTTAGATATCGGGCTATATTTGACTCCGATCAATCGTCTAATGTATCCCTCAGGTTCAGAAATAATGCTGATGAGGATTGCTACTTGTATGACTTCAATGTAGACATGGCAGAAGAAAGAAATAGATAATTCGGGGGTTTATAAATGACTGCAACACCAGACTGGTCAAAAAAATTTTATAAGACCACAAGAAATTTCCCAGATCATGTTGATCAGTTAACAAACAAAACGATCTGGAATAGGGTGTTGAATCGATTTCCTAATCTTGCAGAATTCTTCAGGACCGGAAAGGGCAAAGAGGACTTGACAACTCTCGAGCGGTCTATGCGGGAATTTATCATACAGTCTGAATTTATCAAGCCATATGCATTCAGCACGCCTTATGTTGAAAATGAGGATGTGTGGCCGGTTCCTCCCGGTGGGTTCCCGCCTCCTGACCCTCCGCCTCCAGATCCAGGGGGGGAAGGTGAGACAGATCCTGGGCCATATCCACCAGAAGACTTTATATGTCACGCAGTGCTTAGAACAGGGTGCTGGTGCGAGGACGATAACAATGGACAGGACTTTGTCATAACCGGAACGTACCCCATTGAGAGTATAGAGGTTTTGTTTCATACAAACGCAGTTGTTAAAGTAACGGCCGGGTTAGGAACAAGGCGCGTAGAGGGCATTGTAAAAGCAAGTAAACATGTTATTCAATCCATACCGATTAAGGTTTGGATGACACACCCATTAGGAACAGCATGCTGGATGAACCTTTTTATATATCCTTGCTCTGAAAAACAGTGCTGTGAAGAAAGGCCGATTGATTGCGACGAGGATAATCAAACAACCATAGGAGGTAGCTCATCGGTTGAATTATTATTTACAGGTGGCAAGAAGAAATACACATATACTGTTACTGGAAGTGGGTTTTGGCTCGACAGTGGCCATTCGATTACTGAGAAAACGAGCAAGTCAAGAAAGGTTATTGTTTATACAGACGCCGCAGCATGTGGTCCTGGCATTGTGTCTGTTGAAGATAGTTGTAATTCAGAGGCTGAATGCGAGATACGATGTACCAATGGTGTGTGGGATTTTAAGGGAGCTGGTTGTATAGCCCCTGGTGCCGATGATGTTCCGAGCACATGTTTTGCTGGCCAGGTGTGTGAAAGAGTAGATGGTGACGTAAAACAACAAGATAGATACGGAAGCGTATCTGGTAACAGTGGATCTTGCAGTATCACCCCTTGTGATACAAAATGTCCATCTGTTGATGAATGTATATTGTTTGATCATTGTGGCTCTGGAGCAAGTGTATTGAACAAGAATAATATGATATGTTGCTGGATACCATGCACAGCTGATCCTGGATCATATCTTGTTGATCAGGTTTTATGCTATAACCATTCAGCAGGCTATCCGAGGTACTGGCTATGGGAATGTCCACCGTGATAAGGGGGAAATAATATGGGTTGCAGAGGATGTGGTAGCTCTAAAAGGGCTTCTAAGAAAAATATTGATAACATCAAAAACCAAATAGACAGAGTTGGTGTATTTGGCATGAGGCAGGTCAAGGACTTTGTTGTTTTTGCAGAGCTACTTGAAGCTATAGGTGCTACGCTTGACGATGTCAAGAAGTGGGTTGATGTAGAAAATAATAAGGATGTCGCTGAGAATGAAGCAGCAGACAGGGAATTAAGGGCCGTTGTCTCTTATATGAATACAAAGCCTAAATGCCCTGAGTGTGATAAGTGGCTTGATCCTTTACGTGTTAACACCATGGCATGTAATCAGGTAGGTGGCAAGTATAAGTATGCCTTGCAATGCGTTGATTCAATTGGATGTGGGTATGAATCATATATCAATGTCGAGATTCATGATCACCTTCTTAATATAAGGCACCAAGAAATTGAAAAATTTAAAAAACAACGGGGCGGCCAAGGAGAATAACTAATGGGTGAGAGATCATATTTTGAAAATTTACTAAGACAGTACGAGGCCTCCGGTGATGTCGTCGGACTCCAAAAGACTATGCCTGCCGCGATAGCCGCAGGGTCTCGCAGGGCTCCGGTCGGTACGGGGCCAGACCAAAAGCCAGAGCTTGCACCTACACCAGGAGTGATACCGCCGCCTCCGACGAAGACTCCGGATAAGAGACACACGGTAACACCTGATTATGCCAAAAAAGCTACTGGTATCTACGAGCAAATGATTGCCGCAGGGCAGGCCGACTTGGCAGCTGCTAAGGCTAAGGGCGTTCAGACTTCAATTGGTACCCCTCCGCCGCAGGGACCGAGTGCGATTACTCGACCTGAGGACGGTCGTGGCCAATGGCAAACAGGTGGAACGCCGATGATTGATCCTTATGCAAGTCCTACAGCTCCGACAGGACCTACCGGGCCGGCGCCGGACCTTAGACTGTCCGATGTCGTACTTGATCTTCCTGAATACAAGCCACCGGCCGAAAGTTCTGCCGCCAGAAAGGGCGCCGCTGAAGAGGCTTACCAGCGAGGCCGTGGTGATATGGGTGAGCAGGTTCATAACGCCATTATATCTGCAAAGTCTATGAAGAATCCTAATGCAAGAGCTAAGTTTGTTGGTGAAGTTCTTAGCGGTATGGGTTCAGGTCTTTCGCAGTTGTCGGCCGCCGCAGGGAGAGAAGGCCGCGCAGTAGCAGCTCAGAAACGTGGAGAGCAGCTAAGGACATATGAGGCCAAGTACCAGGCAGAGTCCGCCGAAGCTATGTCACGGTACGATGCCGAGCTCGACTCTTCAATGGCACAATGGCAGGCAGACATGGCAACATGGGCAGCCGGTGGGGATATCGGTCGCCAGAGAATAAAGAGAGCAACTACCAAGAGAAGCAATAAAAAAACGAGAGGTATGTAACGATGGCATCTACAATTCAAGAATATTTAAAACAGGCAAGGGCCGCAGGAGCTACCCCGACGTTCACAAATATCGGTGGTGACAACCCGATGCTTGCTCCTGGTCCAGGTCGTCCGATGGGTGGCACTCAGGCACCCGGAGCATACCTTATCCAAGAGCAAGGTGGAAATCCGACCATGGATCCGTCAGGGATGGTTACCCCCGCTCCGACCCCGGCCATACCGGCACAGGGACAGAGTGTGACTCAGTCACAGGTAGGTCAAAGTGATCCGTGGGCAATGTCCGGACCAGCTACGGAAGCAATGTATGAAGAGGTTTGGAAGTTTACATTCCCAGACAAACCGCTTGGATCAGAGATCTCGCAGGAAGAGGATAAAAAGTTCAGGGCAAATGTAAAGTCTATGAGAAACGCTAATGTCGATCGGTTCAAATATCAGCAAGACCAGATCAATAAGCAGAAGGATCGTGATATAAAAGTCAAATCGGCAGCCGACAAATCAGCTGCCGGCCAGGAACTATCTATCAAACAAAGGGCAGATTACCTCAAAGAGTTTATGAATGATCATGCCACAATTATTGGTGATCCCATGAATCCAATGAGTAAGCAGCTCCAGGGCATTACAGCTCAGCAGTATGCACAGCAAAGGCTACAGCAGATAGAGGCGGCCCTTGGTGTACAGGCTATCCCTGAACAGGACCAATCTCCCATGGGAGATCAGGGAGTTATACCGGAGCAAGGTGGGCAAGCCATGCCAGGTAGAGGCCCTGCACCAGGCGCAGCCGCAGGAGCTCCGATACCAGCGCAAAATGCACCAATGGATCTTCGTAAAGAGATCGGTGCTTTGGCAGCCAAGTATGGCCGGACGCCGGAAGGCAGACAGCAGGCAATCGAAGAGCTGAAACAAAGGTACCCTCAATTAAATATCAAATAAGGGATTATAATGGCAGACCCGTATACAGATTTTCAGAAAAGAATGTTCGACGTAGAGCGAGCTAAAGAGCAGGCTCAGCCCGGTTATCGTGATCCTTACACAAAGGCAGATCTACCTAAGACTGCTATACCTGAACAGCTCCCTGAGTACCCCGTATATACCGAGGAGCCGGGGAGTTTTTTTACTGGTGAACCGCTTGACGTAAACAGGATTATGGACCAGGAGTTTAACGTCCCTACCGCTACGACTCAAAAGAAGATGAGGGATTATGAGGACGTGATGAGGCGGCAGGATGTAAACTATATGCTCGACGAGGCATTTGTTGAGGAGCCCGGCGCTCTGGAGCAGACCGGCAGGCTGGCTGAAGAGATAGCCATAGGCGTGGGCCAGGGTGTTGCCGATTTTCCAAGAAGTGCAAAGGTGTCTGCAATGGCCAGGGATGTTGAGGAATTACCTGCCAGTGAGCTATTAAAAACCACAGCCGAGAGAAAGGAAGTTGGTGAGTGGTGGAGAAAATTCAGAGAAAAAGAAGGTACCAATCCTTCCAGTGAGCAGATAGAAACAAAGAAACAAGAGGTTGCTGAAAGACGTCGACAGGCTCAGATTGTAAATAACCAAAAGCTTATCGATGCATTTCCAGAATCCAAGGGGCGTGTGTTTGAAGGTGGGGTCATGATGGTTGTCGAAGATGCAACCACAGGCCTTGCCAGGTCGATGCCCATTATGGTATCTGCCAGTGTTAATCCCTTGCTTGGCTTTGGTGTCGCAGCTGCTCAGATGCATGGGCAGAAGGCTGATGAACTATTAAAAGAAGGATACTCACCCGAGGTTGCCAATGAAGCGGCCAAGATGTATGCAGCTCCGGCAGCCTTGCTTGAGACAGCTGGCGCTGTGTTTGGTATCAGGGCATTTAAAACTGTGTTTGGGAAAGCTGGATCCGGATTAGGCATGTCAGCGGTAGCCAAGAAAAAGATTGGTGCCGTTATGCAGAATATGATAGCTGAAGGCACAGAAGAGATGCTTCAGGAAGAATGGGATGTCCTTGTTGGTGTATATGCAAAGAATCCGGATGCGACAGTTGAGTCCATATTTAATGAGGCAAAAGAGATATGGGCTTCGCCTGAGCAAATGAGAAAGGTGATGTATGCCGGTACTGTCGGTTCCGTTGGTGGTGTTATACCTGGTGGTGCTGCATTCGCCGCACGACAGGCAGCTGTGCTTCCGCTCAAGGCCGCCGACAAGGCAATAGCCTATAAGAATAGGGTGACGACTGTTACCGATGAAGATTACGATCTTATTAGACAGGGACAGATAACAGCTCCGGAACTTCAAAAGAAATACAAAGGTAGGGCTGATATCCAGGGCTTGATCGATAGGCTATATCAGGAATACACTCCGCCTGAGCAAGATGTTGGTGTTATACCGGAGCAGGGACCGACCGAGGATGAGATAGCTTCATTCTATGGGCTTGATTCTCAGGAGTTATTTGACGACGTATTCCTGGAGGAGGAGACTCCTGCCGGACCAGAGCCAGG